CATAATGTCTGGCTTTGATCCCTTGAATAAGTCACGATCGATGTCGATGGCACGAACCCACCCTTGCTCATCTGGATTATGATCAGACTTGCGAGCAGCGTGTCTGGTATCACCGATCCAACCATCCGATGTGCGGTCACGATCTGGGAAGGAATCATCAATCTGCTCTCTTAACTGGGAAGCAGCTTTAGAAAGTTTAGGCTTCACTTGCCTAGTTTGAGTCCGTCAGGAATTGGCTTTGAGTATTCCCATTTAGCAATAAACGCACCAAGTCCATCGGAATCGTCTTGCAAAGTTATTGAACCTTTTGATCCAAAATCTTCATTAGTCAATTCTGGATAGGTTGTCTTGATAATTTCCCATAGTTCCATTTATGCTCCTAAAAATGCTGCTTGGAATTGTGCTTGAACGAGGCCTGTATATGCTGTTCTGTTAGTTCCGCTATCTTGATAAACATATAATTGGACATAATCCGTTGCGACTAATTCCATTGTAACGCTGATTATTTCCGAAGTTAATTTTGATACAGCAGCTAATCGTATTTGCTTAAATTGTGAGCCATTTTTATACACCCACAATTCTCGCGTTCCGTTAGAATCTGAATCCCAAGTTAAAAAGCCGCTAACTAAATACTTGCCGCCTTTGCCAGTTGGTACAGTCAAGCGCGAGTTATTTGTAACATTATCGTGAAAGCCATCTGTATCAAATTCCTCTTGATTCCAAGGTAATGCTGTAAAAGTCGTATTGCTGATTGTTTGATCTACTGATTGCTTTACTGCAACACCGACAAAAGTTGGAGTAGATGCCGCAGGTGTTCCCCACTCAGGAGCTGTTGCACCAGAATTAACTTTAAGCACCTGACCTGCTGTACCGATGCCCAAGCGAGCAGGAGTCGATCCGCTTGATGAGTAAATGACATCGCCAGTTGTAGTCATTGGGTTAGTCATACCTGTGGTGTCCACATTTGCCCACGCACTACCTGTGTAGTAAGTCGTTACATTTGTATCCTTAAGAAAAGCAAACTGTCCTTCTTGAGGAGAAGTTATAGCTGCATCTCTGGCTGCTGCCGATGCAAAGACAAGGATGCCCTGCATGAGGTAGCCATTTACATCTGCTGCGCTTAGGACATCTCCTGTGTTAAATGTCTTAAAGCCTAGTCCTGCTGCCATTCGTACTCCTTAGTAACTCAATACCGATGTATCAAGGATACCCGATATAATCGAATCTAGTATGAACCCATCGATGATAGGTTCTGCTGTGCCGTAACGCACCTTCCATGAATCTGGACGGATCTGGTGGTTAATGTTAAAGACCTGCACAGTCTTGCTGAGCGTGGTCGAGTTAGGCTGTGTAGTAGTTACATCGATTGGATCAAAGTAATCTAGTTCTAGCGCGGCTATTGTACCTCCTGTGTAATTATCCTGAAACAGCTCAAGGGTCAGTTCATCGACTCGAATGTTAGTCTCTTGTCGAGATGCGATAAAGGCTTGACCATATTGCAAGGCCTCTGCATCTGTTTCCATAAGTAAGCCTGTGAGGTTATAGCTGTGCGTAAAGTACTTATCAATAGAGTCCTGATCGATCACAGTCTGGACTGTTCCGCCTTGTCGGGTAATCGTGGCCTTGTTATAGACCTGAGTATCATCTAGCACCCACTTAACATCAAAGTAACTAATGGCTGTGCCGTCATCCTTAAAGACCACAGGGGTCTGACCTACAGAGCTGACAGTATAGGCGCGATCCTGAAAGACTAGATCACCAGAGCCATCTACATAGACTGCGCCATACTCTGTGTTAGCAACAGTCTGCAAAGCTGATAGGGCTGTGCGCTGAGTGGCAGGGTCTGCTTGAACTGTAGTCTGACCTGTGTCAATGTCTCGCATCGATGCTGGCCAGCTGATACTGTCTAGAATCTTGGTTATGCGAGCCCCAGTTGTCTCACCTGCAATCGCTCCAGTAACACCAAAAAATTGAGCGTTCTGGAATAGACGGAAGCCATCTACTGCGCTGATCGTGGTATAGACAAGATCGCCTGTGAACTTAGGCGTAGAAGTGTTGTAATTAGTTATGTAGCCTGCAAAGATTGGATAAGTTACTCCCAAATAGGTTGCAGTAATAGCAATCTTTCTCATCGGGTTAAGGAAAGTAAAGTAAGGGCTAGATGGGTTCTGTGGGTTAAAGTCACCATTTTGGTCAATGATGCGAATAGTTGCCACACCTGTATTAAACTGCTCTGTGCTGAGTTGTCTGCCTCGGTTTGTGGAAATGCTATCCACTTGGTTAGACACATCCACGATAAGAGATGTGGCATCTGCTAAGACATCAAGGCTGCCGATCTTAGACTGATCTAAGATAAAAGGATTGCCGAAACCTGCCCCAGTTGAGAAGTTAATAATTACATTGACTGTTGGCTTGCTCATAATGCCCCAGCAGTCGTTAGGTAGTCACCGCGCCTGTTAAGTTGGATGATGCTGTTCTGGATCAGGTTAGTAAGCTCTTCTGGGTTCGCGATGGTGTTAGCCTGAACACTAATGTTGTATTGGTTAGCCGCTTGTGCTGCATAGCGTGACCCGCTTACTGCACCTGCTACACCTGCGCCGCCTGATAGACCTTGCAATAAAGATGAGCGCGCAACATCCTCGAGACTAAAGGTATTTAATGCAACAGCACCTAGAGAACTAGCCGCTAAGGCTTCAGTATCGGCTTTAGTCTGTAAATCCAATAACATGGTGAAAGCATCGGCTCTCGCTTGAATAGCCTCTGATGCTTCAATGAGTGCGCTTGTTGAAGCTGTAAGTCCAACGCTCATTGGTATCGGAGCAATGTAGTCTCCAGCAGGTATCCCAGAACCTAGAGATGCGCTTGTTGGTACTTTTGCATTAGCCTGGGTATTAGCCTGTGCAAGTAAAGCCATCATTTCTTTAATCTTACGCAATGCCTCATCTAGATTGGCTTGGTTAATTAGATCTTTAGGCTTTAGGCTGTCAAGGATAGATTTGATGTCTTGCATCTTAATGTTTTGACCAGATAAAGCATTTAGAATCTTCAAGTCTGCATTAAGTTTATTGGTAGCAGAAGTAATAGCCGCTTCATCTTTAGAGGCAATAGCATCTTCTAGCGCAAGAATAGACTGCTTAACATTTAGACGAGCAACATCATTAGCGATCTGTAATCGCTGTGCGCTAGAGGTTGCCTTGCCTAATTGCTCAGCCTGATTGGTCAGGGCTGCTGCAATCTGGATCTTGTCCATGTCAAAGACTTCTTCACCCTTATTGAGAGCGAGGTTAGCCTTGTCAATTACACCTTGTAGCTTCTTGGCTGTGTTCTGTTTATTGAGAAGAGCCAGTCTTTCTTTCTCGCGCCTGATTGCATCTTTTTCAAGTTTAGCCATTAACTCTTCTTGTTTTTTCTGAGTCAGCGTGAGTTTGACTTCTTCCTTCTTTTGAGGAATTGCGACATTTCTGCCGATCTGTGCTCCAGCAAAGCCAGCAAAGATGTCTCGTGGAAGTTTCTTTAGATTTTGGATCAATGTTGGGATTACACCGATAGTTCTTCCTGCTTGAACTGAAACCTTAGCAAGAGCAGTAGCAATGCCTTCAATGACATAAGCAGCATCATTGGCATCTGTACCGCCACCGACTAGAGCGAAGGCATCGACTAAACCGCCACCGATAATCTCTGCGGCATTAGATGTCGCAACGCTTAAAACATCAAACTTGTAAGCAGTAGTGTCTAAGTAATCTTCAGCTGCTCCTGCTGAACGCTTTAGAATAACTCCAAGAATTTCGTTAAATGACTTGGATTGAAGCTCTGCTCTAGTAAGACCTGTGTTGTACTTCTGAAGTCCTCTGGTTATACCTACATAACCTTTACCAAGATCCTCAGTAACAGTAGCCAGATCTACTCCAGATGCACGACTGATTGTGATTGCATCATTGAGAAGCTTTTGAGATTGAGTCAAAGAACCAGTCGTGGTCAATAAACCCTGAAACGCTGGACGAAGAATGTCATCTGCAACCGCTGCGGATCGTTCTAGGTTAGCAATGTAATCAGCAATGGCTGGGTTCGCAAAGCCAATGCCCAGATTCTCTACTGCTCGATTAAGTCTTAAAGCTGCGGCTTCATCTTCTGCAAAGGCTTTGACTGCTGCTTTTCCGTATTGACTGATAGCTGCTGCGCCAAAGGCTAGACCGAGTGATCCAGCTACTTTCTTTGCTGTTCCATTTAACTTACCTAGTGCCGTATCTGCTTGCTTAAATCCTTTAGCATCAAACTTAGATGCAATGCTAATTACTTCTTGATAATTCACGCTGCACTCCTTAGTGAGTTAGCTCTTGAACGCTTAAGCAATTCTTGCTCTGCTGTGGTAATAGCCTTATTGACTATGCCTTCGGCTCTGCCTTTATCAAGTGACCATGCCTTGAAAATCAAACGACCGCGACCTTTAAGACTGCCGCTAAGAGGTGGCAGTGCAGCAATAAACTGTTCTCCAGCTTGAGGGTTGCGAGAATGTGAAAACTTTTTACCTGCTGGGCCTTTAGGTCCTACCCACGGCTGACCCTGTGGCCCATTGCGACCAGCAGATTCATAAATCGCGCCTGCCCGTGAATCGTTAAACACTCTAGCCATTGTGCTAAAGCCTTGTCGATTAGGTTTTGATGTTGTTGTTGTGTAACCAATTTTGGCTTTGATGGTTGAAGCATTAAAGATCGGAAATGTACCTTCACTAAATGACCGACCAGCCCAGTTACTTAAAGGTGACTGCGATGGGACAAAGCCTTTAGCTGCTTTGGCAACTGGAGCAAGTCCGCGCTTCATTTCCACTTTCAAAGACTTCTCTAAATCAGGAGCAAATCTGCGTAAGGCTTTGCGCAAGTCAGCGTTTCCGCGTAGCTCGATTTGCATCGCTGACCTCTTTCGCTTCATCCTTGAGCCCTTGCACAAGTGCATCGAGCATGGTCTTATCTAATTCCAATAAGTGCTGTGGCGCGATTCCCAACCTAATGCTTAGCCTAGCAATTAGATAGGTGAATGGAAGATCGCGCTTTAAGCTAAAGGGTCTGAATCAAGCACCTCGACACTTTTGAGTGTCTCGATGAAATCCATTCCGAAAGGCTTAACAGTTTCACCTGACCTGCGAATTACTTCATGAGCCAAAAGGTACACATGACTTTGCATTTCTTCAGTTCTGAACGCCTTATGAAAACCCATTTTAGTATGTTGTTCGAAAAAATATTCCACGGCAGGCGTGATTTCTCCTTCAACAATACTTCCATCTGTACGAACAATCTTTAGTTTTGCCATGTGTTGCCCCTTTGTTAGTTTCTTACGATGTGGTTACTACGATTGTACCTGATACGTTCCAAGTCACACTTTGTGTACTTAGGCTTGCGACATCTCCATTTGCAGGTGTGATGTTGTTCACCAAGCATGTCATTGTGTAAAGTGGGTTTGATGGTGCTACTGCGCCAGAACCTTGCTTAAATGTAACAACTGTGTTGGTTCCCCAAGTTGTCTGAAGTGTCTGTAAAGTCTTAGCTGTATCTGCATCATTGATAAAGTCGATGGAAATGCTTGAAGCTTCCAATCCTTTTACGAATTTATGACCTGAGTCCCCAAGACTGGTGACTTCCAGTTCATCGAAAGCGCGATTGATTGTGACTGATGTTACTAGACTTGAGAGATCTACCGCATTAACAGTTAGAACTCCAGTATTTGCTAAATAAACTGCCATTTGGATTATTCCTCATCTTTCTTAGTTACTGGCTTTACAGCCACTGGCTTAACCTGACCGATTTTGATCAGGAAGGCTTCGTTCTCTTTTTCCCATTGTTCTAACTCGGTCATGATTAACTCCAACTCGTTAGGATTGATACTGACATCTCACAGCTCAGCAGATCGCCTGATGCAGCGTTGAGAATACTTGGTGCGCTAATTGCGCTTACATTACAGACCAGAGATGATGCTGCAAGCAATGCGAACACGCTGCATACAGTATCTTCAATGCCGTTAAGGTTTCCCTCATTGTCAAAAAGTGGCACAGTCATGACAATCTTAAAGTTAGCCATTGGTGCAACTGAAATCTGCTTATTGTTATTCGGTATAAGATACGGATCGTCCGGACTGACAATTACGCTATTTGCGAGAACTGTCGAGGGTGGAAAGGCAAAGGTCTGCCACTTAGCGTTATTGACTAGGGCAGTCGCTAAAGTGGTTCTAAGAGTAGTAATAGCAACAGGCATTATCCCACCATCGAACGCGGATCAAGTGCGTGAGCGATCAATCCTCGCACCTTAGCGAGAAGCTGTGCGCTCATTCGATAAGGGCTTGGCTGGAAATCTACTGCGTTACTGCCTGAAAGGGTGGCTGTACGCGCTTGCCAGATTTCAACAGATATCATTAAAGCTGCTTGCTGGACTGCTGTGTCTGTTGTCCAGTCTGTGTAATTTGTCGCTGTAACTTTACCAAAAGGTGCAATAGGATGCACTGGCTTGATGGCAGCATGATTTGTAACCATTGTTATT